CCGTTAGCAACTTGAACGCGAATCGCACTGGCAAACTCATGCTCGATGAACAACATTTTTTTGCTAGGGCAAAGCCCCATCAGGTGCTTGAACAAAGCGTGAGTTACCCGAACGTCTTGCTCGCAATAGTCCTGCATCTCTTGGCTCCACTTAGACCAGTCTTCCGTCTCACCGTGGTCACCTTTGTGAATACCTAAACGTATCCCCCAAGCCTTCAAGCTGTGGCTCCCGTAAAGGTTCTTTGGAAATTCTTCTCTCTTAAAGTCTTCGTTCTTCAAGTCAGGGTATATGCAAGCCGCCATTACTTTGGTGTCCACCACGAATGGCTGGTCAACAGTGAGGACATCAGAGTATTTGCTCCACTTCAATAAAGCGGGCCAATCAAACCCTATGGCGTTGTGACCGATGATTGTGTCAGCAGACCCAATGAGTTCCAAAGCGCGTTCAAGAGCGCCTTTGGTTTGTGTGTTGTATGAGTAGACCTTCTTGGTAGTTATATCCATTATTGATATGCAATGGATGGTGTGTAGGTCTGTCAGCTTTTCCCAGTCTTTGATGGCGTTTGTCTCAATATCTACGATAATTTTTTTCATTTGCGGCGTGTTGTAATTATGTCAGCTATTCGGAGCAAGACGCCCACCGATGTGTTGTTGTCGCCACCGCGCCTTTCCTTGTCAGTCCCTTTGAGCGGCTCGACAATCTCTTTGAGGCGCTGGGCCGTAAGAAGGATAAAAGTCTCCTCAACAACAAAGCACCAGTAGTCAGCTTCTGAGGTTGATATGCCCGAAGGCTTGCCTCTGGATTCATACTCGACAAATATATTACCAGTAAGCCGCGCTTTCCGGTCACGTTTAACTTCAACTTTCTTGCCCTCGAAAATGGCCGCAAGCGCCTGTTCAGCAACTTGACCGACTTTGAGGTCATAGCGAAAGTCGCTATTGAATTCCATACGTTAGAAGGGTGAGGGTTGGTCATTGTTGCTGTCTTCTGTTGGTTGTGTAATTTCTTCTTCTACCAGCCGTCCGGTAGTTTGACTATAACGAAGTGTAGTCGCTATCCCTGTGTCACCGCTAAAGCGGTTCTTCAGGACGCGCACGCTTGTCAGGTGTCTTGCTTCTGCGTCTTGCTGGTCACGCTCAAGGCCAACAACACAATCGGACAACTGGGCGATGGCAGCGCTGCCTCGTAGCTGAGCTAGTGTGGTCTCTGCTCCGTTCTCATGCCCGCGACCGTCAGGTCGCTTCAGGTGGCTTACCAGTATCAAGCCTAGCTTGCACTCTTCAACGAGTCCCCGCAGCTTGGTCATGGTATTGTCAATAATCCTGCGCTCGTCGCCGCTGTCCATGCCGCTAACCACGATAGACAGGTGGTCAAGCACGATGTATTCCACGCCTAAAGCCTTTGCCATGTAGCGTATATGGTTAAGCAGGTTGTCAGACTCAAGGCTCCCCCAGTGGTCGTAAAAAAACATACGACCGTTACCCACTGTTTCTTTGAAGGCTCTCTTGTAGTCGTCGTCAACTTTGATTGGCTCAAGATGCAAGAGCTTGTTCATCTCCAAGCCAATGATGGAGTTCGCTGTGCGCTCGATGGATTCCTCCAAGGCGATGTAACCAATCTTTCGGTAGGTGTTTCTGATGAGGTGGTGCGCTATCTCTTTTGTCACCGCACTCTTACCGATACCAGAGCCAGCGCAGATGGTAACAATCTCACCCAAGCGCAAACCGTGTGTCTTATCGTTTAACCCTTCCCAAGGATAAGGAACGCTTTCGTTTACCTTGGTGGTGGTTAGCCGTTCGAACAGCTCGGTGCCCTCCATGATAGTGTCGGGCCTCCAAACCTTGGCTTGCCAGTAGGCATCGATGAGTTCCCGGGTGCGCCCCTCAGTCAGCATCTCGTTGGGGTCCTTGAGAGTCAGCCTAGCAATCTTGCACTTACCAGCAGGTAGGATGTGGCTGCATTGCTCAGCGGCTTTGTTGCCGGACTCGTCGTTGTCAAACATGATGACAACCTCCTCAAACTTATCGAGCCACTTGAGCTGCTTCTTGAACACGCTCTTAGCTGACTGTGCACCGCTGGGTAGACTAACAACCGGCCACTTACCTTCGCCCACGACTTGGGCCACGGTGAGACAGTCAATCTCTCCTTCGGTAACCGTCAGTCTCTTGCCTCCGTTAGGCCAGAGGTGCTGCCCCCAGAAGTATCCGGGGCTTCCAATGGAGGTGAAATCCTTTCCTTCGTAACGCACCTTCTGAGCGACGATGCTTCGCTCCGGGTTGCGATATGTGGCTATGTGACAAGCCTTACCTTGGTGGGAGCCGATGCGGTAGTCATACCGCTGACAAACTTCTTTGTGTATGCCGCGAGAGGGAATAGGCATGAAGTCCCCCTGCAAAAATTGGGGAACGTCCCCTGTTGTAATACTCATTTCTTGTGTGTGTGTTTTCTCGCCATGCCCGGGAGTGAAGATGCCACAGACGAAACACTTTGTGCTCCCGTCTTCGTTGATGGATAGACCATCGCTGCTTCCACATTCCTCGCATGGCTGGTGTGTTTTTATGAAACCCATGTTAGTGGTATGACCTTCTCGCACCACTGGAACCCTTTCTTGTCGCACCAGTCAGCATAGGTTGTCTTGCTGGACTTGTTGAGCTTGTTCTTCGCGTTCTGGAAACAGAAGCGTATGTCTAGCTCTGGGTGCGCTTCACGGACTCTCAAATGCTTTGAGCGGTCGGCTGAAGTAAAGTAGCCCTTAGCCTCTACAATGACACCATTCGGTAGAATGAAGTCAGGCTTGTAGGTTCTAAAGACCGTGTAGGTCAGCTTTTCAGTTTCGTAGGAGAAGGCAACGCCCATCTTTTTTAAGTTGCTTGCTACCTTCTCCTCGAAACGTGAACGGTAAGCTGACTTAGAACGGCGCGACTTGCTCTTCCTCTTCATTGAGAACGTCAGAGAAAGATTCGCCACTGGTTGTGTATCCGTTAGCCTCCGCAGAAAACCCAGATGACTTGGTCCCACCTGAGTATTCAACAAGCTCAAGCACCTGAGCTTCTCTCAAACGAAGAGTGTAGCCGAACCCCTGAGAAGGAACAAACCAAGGATTGAACGTAACACTCATCCTTATCTTTGAACCAGAGCCAATTTTAGGCTCGTCTCTGATGGGCTTCACCTTGCTGTCAAAAAGAGGAATACTGAACTCCAGTGTCTCTCCGTTGCGGGTGATGACCTTAGCTTTCTGCTTTGCAAAGATTTCGTATTCTCCGTTGTCGGTTACACGAATAGGCTGAGAAGCAGCTTTGCGAACTTCTTTGCCTTGTCTCTCGCACTCCGCTTTGTAAGCGGCCTCAACCAAGGGGTCTACCTTGGCTTTGAACTCATTGTAGTCTTCCTCCGTTACATGGAGTTTGCAGTTGTAGACGCCAGCGTCATCAAAAGCCGTGTCCGGGTGGACAAGCTTAGGGTATACTGCGGTTCCTATTGGTGTCGTTAGTTGTATTGCATTCTTGCTCATTTTATGTGTTTGTTATGTGTTTCTTAACTGAAGAGATACCTACTATGTTTGACTGTTGTTGGGTCAAAGGTTCCATACTCAGGTAACTCTGGGAACTCCAACTCGGGGTTGAAGTGCCGCAAGGAATTGTCCAGTTCCTCAAGCAAGTCAACCTCAAAAATCTCTGAGGCTGATTTTCGGATGGCGTCAGCAAGCGTTTGCGACTTGTTGCTGTGGGTTCCGAACGAGTCGTGGATGCACGAAAAGTCCCATATTCCTTGGGCGTGCGCCTCGATGACTGTCTTGGTCAAAATGCTTGCGTCAATGCTGTGAACAAAGTTTGGAGAGATACCTTGCTTGGCTCTTGCCAGACTTAGTTCGTCGGTGCTGTCGCGGAAGTTTACCCATGTTGCCTCGCCCGCAATCTTGGTGGACACTGACTTGCTGACTTGTTTTGTGTAATGTTGGAGAACAGGAAACCCGGTAGGCGTTACCCACTCAACATCCTTGCCCGCTCTGGTCAAAACCTTGGCTACCTCCTGTAAGTATTTCATGCACTTTGTAGGGCGGTCAAACACCTCATGGATAGCCTCCCACACATACTTAGCAAGGTATCCTGTAACCGTGTATCGTTCTTGCTCACCAAAGGGGTTGTTGCGTAGCTCTTTGCGTAGCTTGTCTTGATACCACTCATCAACATACGCACGACACGAATAGAACGTCCCTCCGTAGGGGTAAACCATAGTGGGTCTCTTTGTAGTCTTACGGTCGATGCCAAAGGCCACCCACTTGCGTGCGGTCGAGTTACCGTTCTCTGCGTCCTTGTGCAGCTTGTCTTCAACATGGGATGCGATGACGGCATAGATGTCTTGGGGGTATGGTGTGGGTGCAGCGTTGGTTGAGTAAGCAGTCTCTTCGCATTTCGTTAGACAGGCGAGTAGTTGCAAGCCGTTGTTAGTGGCGTCTTGAGCGCAAGGTAACTTACTTTTAACAGAACCATTCTTAACAAACTCATCCCATTCAAAACACCACGCTAAATGTTGCCAAGGTTTGTCCGCGTCCTTCCATGTTAGATGCCCCCTCGGGTCGGACGCAATCAGATGAGCTTCGTCGGCGTAGTCGTAGGCCCACTGCACGCGCTCCTCTAACGTAACTTTGTCAAACCCGTAGGTATTTGCTCCGTGTATTGCCAACCACTCGGCTTCTTCTTTGGTCTTTAGTTTTTCATCCCGGTAGAACTGCAAGAGACCCCGGGAAGGGTCAGCATTCTGCACATTCAAGAACGCAGGGATGTTGTATACGCGTCCTCTCCAATCAACATTTGAGGGAAAGAAAAAACGATTACCCTCAAACTTTTGCGCGAGGTGGAGAACCTTTGCAGTTAACAAACGGCGCGACTTTGTGGACAGGTTGAGGTCGTAGATTTTTGCAGCAGCCCTGCGCCAGTTTGTGTTGGCTTCCTTGTTTGTTTTGAAGTCTTTTGGGACCGGAGGGAACTCTTCGTCTTTGCGGTTGGGGATGTCTCCTATGGTGACGTTGTTATCCCACGCCCACTCCATGACATCCTTTACTCTTGAGTTAATTTCCCAAGGAGTTTGCTGAATGAGGTTGACGGCTTCCATGGGTTCCTCAAGCGCTCCGGGGATGGAGCGGAGGTAATCCATATTAGTGCTCTTGATAAAAGATACTGGAGGTAATCTTTCATCGTCCGGGTAACCGCCCTTCCATACGTTTGTCCAAGGCTCAGGCGTTTCAACACTAGGTAACCAAAACGGTTCGACCAGTTCTCTGTTCTCGTTGTAATTCTCAATCCAGTCTAGGAGTTCTTGGGTGGGAGCAACAAAGCGCGTTGGCTTTCTCCCGGCGCGTTCTAATACATAGATGTATTCTATTAAACCTGTGCAGTATCTAAATAGTTCTACCGCATTCAATCCCATATTTAGTTTATCTCTGGTTCCCCACTTGGAGAACTCTGGCATTAAACCTTTGCTGGCTTCGTGCTTCATTGAGGAGCGCACATGGCGCACCTTTGCTTTCAATCCTTTGCGTTTTTTAGCGCCAAGAAGGATTCCTTTTCCTTTTTCCTCGTTGTTTTCTAATAAAAACCTACAACGAAGCTCGTCCTCTACCCGCGCTCCTAAAAAAATAGCCACTTGAGACAAGGAGCGTTTTTTAGTGATGCTGTCTATTATAGATTTAACTGCAATAAACGCCAGAACCTTTGGATTCAGGGTTTGAATGTCAATTTGATACCGGGCTGGGGTGGCGTAGGAAGTAACTGAGTTTCGCCATTCTTTAATTTTTTCGGTGTATTGTGGGAGCACGTTACGCATTAGCGCTTGCCCGTAGTTTGTTTCTATTTCTGCTTCGCGCCCCTTTGCGCTTTCTATTTTAGAACGATACCTACCAATCCCTAGGGTAAGCATTTCCTCGTTTAGTTTATCTTGTGTTAAATGCTGCACACTTTGTTACATATGGCTAAAAAATACCTACGTCAATGTTACCTGTCTAAAAGCAAACCCATATTAGACACGTTTTAAAGAACCGCCGGGTCATTCGCAATCACACACCGGGTGATAGTTGGTGTGCCCGGGAAAAAAGAAAGGGCTTAGCTGCTGTTATTGTGCAACTAAGCCCTTTGGTTATTTACCTATTTGTTTGTATATTTGCCACAATACGTAGATTGCGAGCAGCCATACTAGGTAACAAGCTTTTGAGATTATTTTTAGGTATAGCTTAATAGTAGTTCATGGCGTTAGTGTAGTTGGTAGTTAACCGTTAGAACACTTTTGTCCCAGCAAGCTCTACAGTTTTGGCATGAGTTGCCTTGATGTAGAGCTGGACAGTTGAGGGAAGCGCCATCGAACCCGACACTTGATTGCGTTGCCTTGGTTCTCAGTTGTATCGGATTCGATGGCTTTTGTCCCACCATGCTTGCTGAAATGCGTATATTTAAGTTGTCAGCAAGCGTTTGGCTTTTTAACCACTGTGATAGCAGTTTGGTTTCTCTGGTAGGTAACCAGAACTTAATATCTGGCAGTGATAGTGCAACATTATTGATGGCACTGAGGTGGTCTAACGATTGAATATCTCCGCTGTCGTGCCAACGGAAATATCCACTCTTCTCCTTTTTGCTGATGAGCTGCGTTACAAGGTCGCCCCATTCAGTCTCGTTTGATAGGACTGCGTCTAGCCGTTTGTATAGGGCTTTTTGGACGTTGTCGAATAGGTAACGATTCTTAAGCGCGTAGCACCCTGAGCAAACGGAGTTGTCAATTTGCCGTAGCAAGGAGCCGCGTTTACAGGCATAAGCTGGTAGGCTATACCCGTGGCACGGCATCTTGCTAGGCTTTGATAGAGAACCGATGCGGTCCTCTAGAGCTTTGATGGTCATTTGACCTCGTTAGTGGTAGCTTGTCGATAGGATAGCGTGCGTTAGGACAATACCTAACGTGACAGGCGAAACCGGTTCTTTGAACCCTTGGTAGACTTTTTGTGTGCCTTGAGGAGTAACAACGATGAT